GGATCATTCAAATCATCTTCCTCTCCATAGAAGTCACGAGTAGTGTCGCTACCAGAGTCATACGTATCATCAAAATCTGTCAAATCTTCCTCTGGTCTGGGCTCTACATCGTATCGATAATTCCCATCGTCATCGATATAATACAGCGACGCTTCTTCTTTACTAGCCCCGGCCTCTTCAAGAATCTTGTGCAATATGAAAGTCATAAAGCTAACGATTTCTTCATATTCCGGGTGCATAGAATACTCGATCAACATGTTGCTGTCGTCCATGGCTTCCTTGTATGACTTCTGCGAAATCTTAGCAGCAAATGTCATGAAAGACTTAGCTTTGTTATCGAGATACCATGTAGACTCTCCGCGCTCATTCTCACCAAACTGACTCGACAACCAGCTAACTGTGCCAACAAGTTTTCCCTCACCCATCTTGGTGAATATTGGTGGTGGGTCCAATTTGACCGTATGTCCAAGAGTCTCAAAAGCCTGGCTATACAATCCTCCTGGGCCAAGAATTGAATCGTAATCCACCTCCTCAAACCCTTCCCATGGGTTTCCAAAGTTCCTTTCACTTTTAGTTGGTCCAATTATTACCTCCTCAATGTCGTCATCACCCAAAGATGCCTGATTCTGGAAGGGATTTGATAATGACAACGCCGACGTCTCCACTCTGACGTACCCATCCGTTGAGGATGTATTTGCCCACCCCGAAAACATCTGTCCTTCAAAGTCTCTTACCACGACGTCACCATCTGGAAAGATCAACGGAGACTTGAGCATAATGCTGGTCCTGACTATATATAGCCCATCATCTGCATACCGGCCATAATCATCTGTTGACAAAAACGATCTGCGCATAGCATCGCGCAACATTGATGAACCAAGTATGCCTGAATCAAATCCTTTGATGTCTGTCTGATATATGTTCTCCCAATCTCGAAAGTCTCTAACAATCTGTGCGACTTTAAAAGGGGAAAAACCCACACCACACTTCGTAGGCAAAAGCGGAAATGAATCCACATCCCGGCCATTCTGGGGCTTAAACAAAATGTAATCAATCACACTTCCAACAAATTCAGGA